AGTTGAGTTGCAACGTACCATCGGTTGTACCATCTCCTTTTATCTGTAATCCAGCTGCACTTGACGTTGATACGAAATTCGTCTTAGCATTTGTTACTGTCGCATCTGACGGAGTGCCTATATTTAAAACGTCTCCAAATACTCTGATCTCATTCAGGACATCGCCTGTGGTTGCTGCCGAACTTAATGTCAAAGTATGTCCATTGATTGAATATGCGGACGCTGGTTGTGGTACACCATTAATAATAACCAACATGTGATTTACAGATTGTGGACTAAAATTTACACCATCCAACTGCATGGTATATGCACTCTGTCCATTAGATAATGTTATAGAATCAAGTACATGGTAAGCACCGATAGTTGGTTGTTGTCCTAAGTATCCCATTACGAATCCTTTAATGATATAATTTCTAAATGAGGTACTACAAGTTGTGCTGTGCTACCTCCATCCCATAGAGCAGCTTCATGCAATTTACATTGGTTACCACTATCATATTCTCTACCTTGTAGTTTCATAACTTTTGCACCAGACCAAGAAGTAATATCTCCGTGTGCTGTACTTGCTGAACTTGCATTACAATTAATTGTATATTGATATTCAAATCTTCCTGTTAAATAGTTACCATAAAAAGTTGTTCTTCCATCTGTTACTTCTGTACCATCTAAATAAAACCTTATATGTAAACCATTATAATTAGTTCCATCATATTGTGTTTGAAATATATATTTATATATAACTCTTGTAGTACCAGAAGGAGGTGTATAAGAAATACTTGAACCAGTAATATCTTCATAACTGGTTGGTAATCTTTGTCTTGATGTAATATCTGCCATTGTATATGTTCCGCTAGGTACTGTTACTTGTGTACCATTACAAGGACTAGATAACATTTCTATAATATTACTACCACCAACACCACTAGCTAAATCACCACTTGCAATAGTACCATCTGTTATCTTGGCACTCGTTACAGAACTGTCCGCTAACTTCGCTGTCGATATTACACCATCTGTTATATCACTTGCAGTAAGTAATGTAGAAGCTGGGGAAGATCCTAGATAAGGCATTAGGTAATCTCCATAATTGATAAAGACACATCTAATGCAGATCCTGTAGATGCTTGAGCTTTAATAATATCGGTTGTCTGTGCTATAATTTTTTGTCCAGCAAATACCTCTAAGGTTGACGACCCAGGAATACTAACTGCTTTAAGTAAAAAAACATCAGCATTAGTTTCTGTATCTGAAGTATCGCTTGATAATTGGACATCAGCAGTAATAGCGTTTGTTGTTTTGTTTGCCAAAGTCATTCCAAGTAAAACTGTGGTGGTGTTTGACGGAACAGTATAAACAGTTGCAAGAGAGCTATTACTAACACTTGCTTTCGTTTTTACTTTAAATGTATTTGCCATGATTTACTCCTATCCTAATGCTATGGCTAAACTCGTTACGTCCGCTAAAGATGCTTCTCCAGACGGACCTTGTGGTCCTTGTGCTCCCGCTGGACCTTGTGCTCCTGTTGCACCCGTAGCTCCTGTCGCTCCTGTTGCTCCTGTAGAACCAGTTGCTCCCGCTGGTAGACCTAATGTTAATGTTAATGCCTGTCCAGATAAACTAGCAGAACCCGTAGCACTCGCTCCAGCAGAAAGTGTTGATGTGTTTACTGTAACAGAAGATAAACTTCGATCATGTAAAGTTAAGGCAGTACCATCGGTATCATAACCAATTACCTTATTTGCATTATTAGATGTTGTATCGTTATACGGAACAATCAAACTTGGTGGTGTCGATCCTGTTACAAATTCAGGTAGCTGCAAGGTACGATCTATCTTTTCTTCAAACTGTTGTAACACCATGATCGTATTATCGAAATCTGTTTCTAAGGATGCAGCCGTAAAAGATGCTCCTGTGCTATAGGCACTTGTTCGAGATAAAGGTTTGTTGGCGAGGATGGTAAGTTTCTGTCCTGACGTGGGAGCTGATGCATAGTTAACAGTACCCGTTCCATTGGTGGCGATTGTTACAGTATAATTACTCGATAAGGATTGAGTTGTTTCGCCAAGTATAACTTTAAGTTCGGAATCAGCATTGATCTGAAACGAAAATGCAAAAGATGTTTGCGATCCGTTAGTCGTATACTGAATCCGCCTATTAGTATCGTTAATATCAAATGTTGCCATAAACCTTACCTCTACCTTTTATACAATATATATCGATTAATTTCAAACATTAGTTTTTCATTGCTTCAATTCGTAATCGCAATCCTGGATACTTCTGTAATAATAATTCTTTACCGCTTTCTCTTGATTCTGCAAGTATATCGTTAAGTCTTTTGTAACGATCCTCTAAATCGTCTAATTGATAATCTGATTTTTTAATTTCAGCATTTAATCTTGGTAGCAATGTATCGTTAAAACTAAATCCTCTATCGCCTTCTTGCAGATGTAGATTTTTATTTATGTTATTTGAATTGTTAATAAAATTTATGTGATCATTTATTTGCTGAGCAGATAGTTGTATTCCACTTAATTTTGTTTTATGCGAGGTAAATGTTCCAACCCTTTTTTCAGACAAGTTAACTAATTCTTCATTTAGGTCAGAGAAAACAGGATTTGATATTCTAATAGGAGAAACAAAATTATAGTTAAGTCCATCGCTTTGTTGCTTTACTTCCCCCCACATATTTAAACCTTTAGGTAAATCATCAGAAAAGTTAGGATTACGACTTTTTGCTGTGTTATATGATTGATAAAACCCTTGTAATACTGAAGGTATAGACACGCTAACAGGACCTAAATCTAATCCAAAATCTGCCTTTATTAATTGTTCTTCTGATAATGCTGTGTTTGAAGCATCAGGGTTATTAATTCTATCCATTAATCCTGTAAAGGCAGTTGCACCAACTATATCAATACCTGGTGTATACATATCAACCATGCCCGTTGCTGTAAATGCAACATCTCCAGCTTTTTTTCCTACAAATTTTCCAAAGCGTTCCCCAAAACCTTCAGGCACTCCGTAAGGATTACCAATAGCTTTTGTCAATTCTGATACACCTTGTAAGAAAGGCATATTAGTAGCGTATTGAGCAGCAGCTAGAGTACCCGCCTTAAATACATTTTCTAAATCTACAAGGTTTGCACTATCTGAATTTTGAGCGTAATAAGCATAATCAGCAGCCATTGATAAAACAGCAGACATTGGATCAATTCTTGAAAAAGTGTATCCTACATAACTTCCGTCTTTTTGTTTGAAATTAATTGAATATCGATCAATACCCATGCCTGATAAATATTTTTGTGCTTTTGGATCAGTTGGACCACTACCAACAATTTTAATATTATCTCCGAATTGTCCTGAAGCAATAGCCACCATCATTCCAAATGTGGCGTTTCCTAATAAAAGTTTTGACATAGCTCGATCAAACTCTTTTCCACTTTGTTTTGCTGCTCCTGGTAATTTTAATGCCCTATAAACAGGCGACCAATTAAGTGTTCTGTCAAATGCTTCTTTCATTATATTTGTTGGTGTTTTTGTAAAAGGCACAATAACTTTTCCAAATGGAATATTATTTACAATTTGCACCGCACTTTGCCAATACCCTTCTGGGTTGCCTTGAAAAGTTCTAATCTTAGCTTCTTGAGCCATTAAATCTTTTATTGAGTTATTAGGATCTAATATAGTTTGTGTGTATGTTTGTTCTGCTTTTTGCTTTGCTTCTGCTTTACTTAGTCCACCTCTTCTAGCACTTTGATATGCCATCTTACTTTCTCTATATGCTTCTCGGTATAATACAGCTCTTTCAGATATAACTTTAAAAAACTCATCTTCAGATCCTAAAAATCGTCCTGGCAATCGAGCAAGTATTCCTAGTGTATCTACAACAGCCATTGGGTCGTTTTCTGAAATACTTTTTGTAATATGTGCAATGTTATCTGTTCTCCCAATCGCCCTTCTGTTTTTAAGATCTATTTTACTTGCAAAATCTCCAGCTTCGCCCGTAACCATAGATGATCCAAATGCTCTAAACGCATCTTTTAAAGACATCATCATGCCATGCGATTCTGCTGAAAACTCACCGCCAAAAACTTGATCACCTACTTTACCTCTTCTTCCGCCTAAAGTTCTTACTGTGCCAATCGCACCCGCTAATCCTGATTCTACAACATTTTGAATTTGAAAAACTACATTACCCGCAGTATTAACTATATGTGTTACAGGACTAGACAAGATACCATTTATAAACAATTCCATAAGAGTATCATAAGATTTTAAAGCAAAACTTGTTCTAGCGTATTCTGCTCTTCCAGGACTTGGTAAGGCAAGAAATGTTTCAACATGAAAGTCAATCGTATTATCATCAATATTTTTTATAAACTCATCTATTCTGTTTGTGTAATCTGAAAGATTTATATTTTCAAGTTTCTGCACAGCAGACATAGCTCCTAACCCTCGACCATATTCTGAAACTGCTCCTGATACTTGTCCTAATAAGTTGGTTTGAAACGATACAAGAAGTTTAAAATCTTTAAATAATTTTTTTTTCTGTGCAACATCTGTAGTGTTTTTTATCACTTTTGCTTTTTCTTCTAAGTCTTGACCAATTTTTAAAGTTGCAATCAATCCTCCAAGTGTATCTTCAACTCTAGGTATATCACCTGGTTTTCTTTGTAGAAGTTTATAAGCTATGTTATCAAATCCATTTGCTTGAGCAGTAGCTACCATTGTTTCTATAGTTTGTTTTGGTCTACGAAGAAATTCAAATAATTCTTTATTTTCTTTTTTTATTGAGTTGAGTAAATTATCTAAATCAACTTTTTCAGTTCCAAATTTTCTTAAAATTATTTTACTTAAATCTAAACCTTTACCTTTGTATCCATTTAGTTTCAATGATTCATTGAGAGCTTTTACTGCATCATTACTTGCACCCTTTATAAGAAGTTCTCCACCAATACCTTTTGATATTTCGTCATCAGGTGCAGAATATTTTCTTATTTCTTTTTGTACATCTTCAGCTTTACCTAGTTTTTCAGAAAGAAATTCTAAACCTTCTTTGATTTGTTTAACCATTACTCATTCTCCTGACCAACAACAAGTGGCGTTGCACTAAACATCGCCATTCCTTTTTTTACTTTTTCTTTTAGCTGTGGTGTTAGTTCTATGCTAAATCTTTCTGGAAAATCAAACATTACTCCTGGCTTAATCATTGTATTTGGAATCTTAACTTGTTTATCTTTCTGTATAGCATTTTTATCTAACTTCTTAACAATCTTCTCTGCATTCTTTGGAACAATCTCATCATAGAATTTAGCCACACCTTCATCATTCCATCGATCCATTTGTGCTTTGCCAGGAGTTATAGATACAAAATCGTATCCTTCATCAACTGCTTTAGATAATATTCTTTTTAGAGTAAGCTGTGTCCATTTATCGGTGTCTGTTATGAATGGTGCTTTTTCAACTTCATTTGTCGCATCAACACCTAAATCAGATAAAACTTTTAATTTTTCATCTATTGTTGCTACCTCTCCTTTTTTATTTTTAATTCCTTTATCATATAGAAAAAATTCGTATAACTCTTTGTTTTGAGCAGTTACTTCTGGTTCATCTAACCTTCTGGTTTTTTTAAACCAATCAAAATAATTATGTGGTTTTGCAAATTTACTTTCAGATGGTAATATTCTAGTAATAGTAAATTCGTTTAATACTTTAGGAACTGCAATTTCATCATCTGCATACATATTAAATAATTCAATATTATAATTACCTTTTCTAAAACTTTGACCCCAATCCGATTGAATCTCCTCTATATAAAATACTTTCTTACCATCGCTTGTTGTTCTATCTTTTGTTCTAAAATGAGCAATAATATTTGATTCATCAAAATGACTTTCGTCAAATTGCACTTTAGGATCATCATATTTAATTAAAAACTCTCGGTAATTATCTCCGCCTGGTTCTGTGTATTCTCCAAACCTTGTTGTTTGTTTTGGTGGGTCAATAATACCTTCATCTACCATATTTTGTTCAGCTCTTATTACAGCTTCGTCAAACGATCCTATATTTTGCCTACCCCTTCCTATAAACTTATTTAATTCTGTTTCTCTCATTTCTGCTTCTGACTTATATATCTCATATCCATCGTCATTATTTCCTTTAATAACATATTTGGTTTCAGGATCAACAAATGTAAAAACAGCCGTTCCTTTATTATTAACTGTGTAATTTTCTTTTTCACCTCCTAAAAACCTTTTTTTTAGATTTTCAGATTTGTTCATTTGCTCTCTTATTTGTCCATAAAATTTTTTATTATCTATTAACTCAACTTCATCTAATTCTATTCTGTTTGCATTAATCTGATCCTGTAGTTCTTGTTTCGTAATCTTGCCTTTGTTAAGAACATCATCAAGTCCTAGCCATTCTATCTCATCTGGTTTTACTCCAGCTTTAAGTAATTGTTGGCGATACTGTTGTCCTGTGCCTTTGTTTTGTTTTAACTGATTAGTTACTTCTTCTGCTTTAGAGTAAAAGTTTAGACGATCTACTTTTGGTTTCAGATTTATAACCTCGCCTTTGTTAGGAGCTAGTTTAGATAAACCTTTATCGACCATGTTACCCATTTCACCTACACCCATACTCGACATAGTTATTGAACCTTGATTCTGATCCACTCT